AAAGTATCTGTGGAGTCTTCTGGTGGTTTGTTTATCTTACCCCCTAAGAATAGTGATGACTAGTAAGAGATTTGCAGCTAAACAAAGACCTTTACCGTTTCAGTATTGGATGCTACCCAAAGCACCTATGAAAGTTAAAGTGTGGGAGAGAATACCTCGATCTAGTATGTACATACCTTTTGGTTATGAAGTAGATCCGCAGGATGATGAATGGCTTTTACCTATACCTAAAGAATTAGAACTATTAGAGCTTGCAAAGAAACATCTAAAGAGTTATAGTTACCGCAAAGTAGCTGCTTGGCTAACTACACAGTCTGGTAGAGAGATCTCTCATATGGGGTTAAAGAAGAGAATAGATGTCGAAAGCAAACGAAAAAGACTTGCTGCAATCAAACGCAACTTTGCCAAGCGGCTCGAAAAGACGTTACGTCAAATCGAAATCCTCGAAAAAGAAAGGCTTGGCTACTACAGCAGAGAAGAAACCCAGTAAGCCTGAGGTAGTACCAGCTACACCTGTAGCACCTGAGTATAACGTCCCTGCTGCACAAGACATAGTATTCCAGCCTAACCCCGGTCCACAGACAGAGTACTTAGCTTCAGGTGAACGTGAAGTACTATACGGTGGAGCAGCGGGTGGCGGTAAGAGTTACGCTACATTAGCTGACCCTTTACGTAACATGAACAACCCGGACTTCAGTGGTCTACTTGTACGACACACTACAGAGGAACTCAGAGAGCTTATACAGAAAAGCCAAGAGTTGTACCCTAAAGCTATACCGGGGATTAAGTGGTCTGAGCGTAAGAGCCAATGGACTACACCAAGAGGCGGCACATTGTGGATGTCGTACTTGGATAGAGACACAGACGTTATGCGCTACCAAGGACAGGCGTTTAACTATGTAGCATTTGATGAGTTGACGCAATGGCAGTCACCCTTCGCTTGGAACTACATGAGATCACGATTACGTAGTGCAAACAAGGACTTAGGTTTGTACATGCGAGCTACAACGAACCCCGGCGGTGTCGGACATGCTTGGGTAAAGAAAATGTTCATTGACCCATCGTCACCTAATAAGGCGTTCTGGGCAACGGACATAGAGACTGGTGAGGTATTGAAGTTCCCATCAGGGCATAGTAAAGCTGGACAACCCCTGTTTAAACGTAGGTTCATACCTGCCAGTCTATTTGATAACCCGTACTTAGCGGAGAGTGGTGACTACGAAGCAATGCTTCTATCGTTACCTGAGCATCAACGTAAGCAGTTACTTGAAGGTAACTGGGATATTAACGAAGGTGCAGCATTCCCTGAGTTTAACCGAAAGGTACATGTAGTTGAGCCTTATGCTATACCAAGAAGCTGGACTAAGTTTAGAGCTTGCGACTACGGCTATGGGAGCTTTACAGGAGTTGTCTGGTTTGCTGTTTCTCCCTCTGAACAACTCGTTGTATATAGAGAACTCTATTGTTCTAAAGTTACAGCTACTGATTTAGCAGATCTTATTCTAGAAACTGAGTATGAGGATGGCCCAATAAGATACGGTGTGTTAGATAGCTCCCTGTGGCATAAGCGAGGAGACAGCGGCCCTTCTTTGGCAGAGCAGATGAACCATAAGGGTTGCCGTTGGCGTCCTTCTGATAGATCACGAGGCTCTAGGGTGGCAGGTAAGAATGAGCTTCACCGCCGTTTGCAAGTAGATGAGTTTACAGAAGAGCCAAGACTTGTGTTCTTTTCTACTTGTACTAATACAATAGCTCAGCTTCCTAGCATACCGCTAGATAAGAAAAACCACGAAGACGTTGATACAAATGCAGAAGACCACTTGTATGACGCTTTGAGGTATGGTATAATGACTAGACCACGTAGTTCTTTATGGGATTTTAACCCGGCAACACAACGCAGCGGCTTTCAAGCTTCTGATTCAACCTTTGGATATTAAGCATGGCTATAGACGAAAACGATCAAGGTGAACTGTTTGAAACAGATAACGTGTCTGTTGTTCAAGATGGTGATGAGCTAGATGCATCTAGTGTTGTAGGTTACGTTAAGGAACGCTTCAAGAGAGCAGAAGATGCTCGCCAGACAGATGAGACTAGATGGCTGCGCTCCTATCGCAACTACCGTGGTATCTACGGGTCAGACGTACAGTTCACTGAAACTGAGAAGTCTCGTGTGTTCGTCAAGGTTACTAAGACTAAGACGCTTGCAGCTTATGGGCAGATCGTAGACGTACTCTTTGGTAGCTCACGTTTCCCTCTTACAGTTAACCCTACAACGTTGCCTGATGGTGTAGCTGAGTCCGTACACATTAATATTGATCCTAATGCAGAAGCAGGTCAACAGGAACTATCACAAGCTTTTGGTGAACCCCCTAAGGTATCTTTCTTGTTTGACCCTGATGAGAAGCTAAAGCCGGGTGAAACTATGTTTGACCGCATGGAGCGCTTAGGTCCACTAGAAGATCGTCTGGCTGCGCTGGGCGATAAAGTTATTGAAGGGCCGGGTACTTCACAAAGTACAGTTACGTTCCATCCTGCTATGGTTGCAGCTAAGAAGATGGAAAAGAAGATACATGATCAGCTAGAAGAGAGTGGTGCTAATAAGCAGCTACGCCATACAGCATTTGAGATGGCACTCTTTGGTACAGGTATCATGAAAGGCCCGTTTGCAGTAGATAAAGAGTACCCTAACTGGGACGAAGAGGGTGATTACGATCCTCTCATTAAGACTGTACCATCTACTAGTCACGTATCTATATGGAACTTTTACCCTGATCCAGATGCCTACAACATGGATGAGGCAGAGTATGTAGTAGAACGCCACCGTATGACACGCTCGCAGATGCGTGGCTTAAAGACTCGCCCATTCTTCCGTAATGAGTCTATTGAGGATGCTGTTCAACTAGGAGAGTCCTACGAGAAGAAGTACTGGGAGCAAGACATGGAAGACCATTCTTCTATGACTAATGCACCAGAGCGTTACGAAGTGTTAGAGTTCTGGGGTTACGTAGATACGGAGATCTTAGAAGATAACGGTGTAACAATCCCTCGTGAACTCAAGGATGCAGAGCAAGTAAACGTAAATGCTTGGATATGCAACGATAAAGTATTACGTCTTGTGCTTAACCCATTCAAGCCTACACGCATTCCATATTACGCAGTACCGTATGAGTTGAATCCGTACAGCTTCTTTGGTGTAGGTATCGCTGAGAATATGGACGATACGCAGACATTAATGAATGGCTTTATGCGTATGGCTATTGACAATGCTGCATTAAGTGGTAATCTTATCATTGAGGTTGACGAAACCAATTTAGTGCCGGGGCAGGACTTAAGTGTGTATCCCGGTAAGGTATTCCGTAGACAAGGGGGCGCTCCGGGTCAAGGCATTTTTGGAACTAAGTTCCCTAATGTAGCTGGCGAAAACATGCAACTCTTTGATAAAGCTAGGGTTTTAGCAGATGAAAGCACAGGCTTCCCAAGTTTCGCACATGGTCAGACAGGCGTTAGTGGAGTGGGGAGAACTGCTTCTGGCATCTCTATGCTTATGTCTGCAGCTAATGGTAGCATCAGAAATGTTGTTAAGAATGTTGATGATTATTTGATTGGCCCTATGGGTCGTGCATTCTTTGCATTCAATATGCAGTTTGACTTTGACACAGGCATCAAGGGTGACTTAGAAGTTAAAGCTTCAGGTACAGAGAGCTTGATGGCTAACGAGGTACGGTCACAGCGCTTAATGCAATTTATGGGTGTAGCATCTAATCCTGCACTACAGCCATTCGTTAAGAGTGACTACATTATCCGTGAGATTGCCAAGTCAATGGATCTAGACCCAGACAAGGTTACGAACTCCCTGAGTGATGCGGCTATCCAAGCTGAAATCCTTAAGAAGTTCACACAGCCTCCAGAGGCACCAGCAGGAGCGGAAGGTGCTCCACAGGGGCCACCCCAGCCCAGCGCACCGGGAGCAGGCCCAGAGCAAGCGGGAGTGGCTGTGAGTGACACTACAGGTGCAGGCGGCGGTAACATTGGCACAGGCACAGCACCTACACCGGGTGAACAAGGCTTTACAGGTACGTAACAGTGAATAGTAACATTAAGAAGCTCGTGAACGAGAAGGCTGTATGGGATGCATTCTTAGAGATGCTAGATAGTAAAATACAAGCAGCCCAGCGCAGGTTAGAGCAAGAGACTAAGATGGAAGGTATGTATCGCATTCAAGGCGAGATTGCCTCACTACGCAAGTTAACCTATTTAAGGGATGAAGTGAATGGCCCAAGAACCTAACACGGATGAAGAGATGAACGACATGCTGCTTGAAGAACAGGTAGATCCTGTAAGTGGCAACACTGCTCCTGTAGGTGCTTTACCTTCTGAAGTGCGTGATGATATTGACATTCGTGTAAGTGAGAATGAGTACGTTATCCCAGCGTATGCTGTTCGCTACTTCGGTGAAGGCTTCTTTGATGAACTATTAGGTGCAGCAGAGCAAGGCTGGGACCGCATTAAAGAAGGTGATGAGCTACCCTTCCGTGATGATGAGCTTGAAACAGAAGGCGATGACGAAGAGCCTAAAGAAGGTTACGCTGAAGGTGGTGGCATACCGGGGGCAGGCATGACAGTACCACAACCTGTGGGTGGTGGCTTTGGTGGCTACGGTGGTACAGGCGCTCGCTTTAGTGGGTTTGAGTCTCGTATATACATTAACCCTGAAACAGGGCGTGAGATGCTTATCTTCTTCTTCAACGGTAAGCCTATGAAACGTATCCCTCAAGGGTTTAGACCTAAAGGTGAGACTGCTGTTCAGGAGCAACAGACGGTGGCTGCAGAGAGTCAGCGTGACGATGATGATAGAGATAGAAGAGAACAACAAGACCCAACTTATCTAAACACCCCTGTAGATAAGTGGACAGATGACATGTATGCAGCATACTCTAAGGCAAAGCCTATGGGTCTTATTGAGAAAGGCTTTGTAAGTCTTGTCGGCAATCTTATAGCAGGGCCAGCAGGTGCTCTAGGTTTAAATAAATTAGCTGAGCATGCAGAGAAAAAACAAGCAGAAGCAGTACAGACTAGTATAGGCACTAAGATGAAAGCTGGTAATATTACTCAAGATCAGTATGATATTTATTCTAGTGCTGTTAAGGCTGCATCTGATAGAATGTTTAAATTTTTAGGTGATGGGGAGTCTGGTTCTGAAACTGGATTGGGGCTACATTTTTCTTCTCAGCAAGCTATGCGTGATTATTATGAGGGTTCAAGTGCAGCATCAGATGCAGGTATTACTACAGGGTATGATGATCCTAGCTTTGCTGGCGGTGCTGCTGGATGGGTTAATCCTGATACAGGTCAGGTAGGTAGCACTAGTTCAAGTAATAATAATGACTCAGGTGGAGCAGAATCAGCATCGGAAGCTATGGAAAGAATACAAAAAGAAAATAAAAAAGAAGTAGAAAAAGCACAAGAAAGAATAGATAAAAAAGAAGAAAAGTCTGTGACTATAGGCGGTAGCAGATTTGGATAAATTTAGATAACTATAAGGCTACCCGGCAATATTGCTGGCCCCAACATAAAAAGGAACTACAACTATGCCAGAACTAACTCAAGTAGAAACACCTAAGAGTGCAGGCTTTGTTCAACCTAAGGGTGGATCACGAGCTAACAAGAGTCGTATTGAGAAAGATGAGGCAGAGCTTAAAGCTCTAATGGAAGCACAGTCAAATGGGCAAGAAGAGGAATCCAGTAGCGAAGGAGCTACGCCAGCCCAAGTACAGACTGAGGGTAGTGCCCAACAAAAAGAAGCCAACTCTGAAAGTGAAGCACAAGAAGATAACTTGACTGGCGAAGAGCGTACCTACAAGAAACGCTACAACGATCTACGTACACACCTTAATAAGCAGTCAGAAGAACTGAAAGCTATTAAAGAGCAGCTAGGTCAAGCTCAACAGAATGGCACTGTACGGCCACCTACTACAGATGAAAGCATTGAGGCATGGGCTAAGAAGTACCCTGAGATTGCTGGCATTGTAGAGACAATCGCTGAGAAGAAGGCTCAAGAGAAGTTTAGCCACGCAGATGAACGCTTGCAGCAGATCGACAAGATGAACGCTGAAGCCGAGCGCACTAAGGCAGAGAATGAAATCCGTACTATGCACACAGACTTTGATGATCTACGTGCAAGTGATTCATTTCATGATTGGGCTAGTGAACAACCTAAGTGGGTACAGGATGCTCTATATGAGAACCAAGATGACCCTAAATCAGTTATACGAGTTATTGATCTGTATAAGGTTGATAATGGAATGGACGTTAAAGGTAAGCGGCGTAAGACTAAAGAAGCAGCCTCTGCAGTTGTAACTAAGCGTACAACTAAACCTGACAACGACAACCCGGCAGGGCATATTCGTGAGTCACAAGTGCAGAACATGTCTACGCAAGAATACGAAGCAAACTCAGATGCAATCATGGAAGCTATCCGTAGTGGTAAGTTTATTTATGATATTTCTGGGGCTGCACGTTAAAAAGGTATTGACATTTCATGGATATATGTTATAACTATGTATGTTAATTAAGGAATGTTAAGCCCTACAGAAGTAGCTACCTTTGCATTCCTACTACTACTGAGCAGAAAACTACTAAGATAAGACTTACCTGATCAAGTACAGGCCCGATAGTTCCAAAGTAGGCCAACTGAGGAACCAATCGCACCCTAGAAAGAGCAGCCTCTTACACAGTGTTTAAGCTTAATTACTTATAAGCCTAACATCTATGGAGGATAACAACATGGCTTTCGCATCAGCATCAGGATACACTAACTTGCCAAACGGCAACTTTAGTCCTGTAATCTACTCGAAGCAGGTACAGCTTGCTTTCCGTAAGTCCACCGTATGTGGTGACATTACGAACTCTGATTATTTCGGTGAGATCTCTGGACAGGGTGACACTGTTAAAATCATTAAAGAACCTGAAATCTCAGTGAGTGCCTACACTCGTGGTGAAACTGTTGCAGCACAAGATCTTGCTGACGCAGATTTCTCATTGGTTGTAGATAAAAGTAACTACTTTGCTTTCAAGATGGATGACATCGAAGAAGCGCACTCCCATGTAAATTTCATGAGTCTTGCAACCAATCGTGCAGCTTATCGTTTGGCTGACCAGTATGACCAAGAAGTCCTTGGTTACTTGGCTGGTTACAAACAGTCAGCTTTACACGCTAATGCAAACGCAGTTAACACTACTGTAAACGGCACAAAAGCAAACACGGCTGCTGGTTCAGACGAATTGCTTGCAGCTAACAAACTGAAGAAAAGTGACTTCGGCAACATCACTACTGCAAGTGCTGCTGATCACTCAATCCCAGTTGCTGCACGTTTGCCGGGCGCAACAGCTTTGCCAACCGCAACTGTTTCACCAGCTATGTTGGTTTCACGTATGGCTCGTCTGTTGGATCAACAGCAAGTAGACTCACAAGGTCGCTGGCTGGTAATTGACCCAATCATGATGGAAGTCCTTCGTGACGAAGACAGCCGCTTGTTGAATGCTGACTTCGGTGGCTCAGGTCTACAGAATGGCATGGTCTTGAATAACTTCCACGGCTTCCGTGTATATACTTCAAGCAACCTTCCAGCAGTAGGTACTGGCGCTGGTACAACTGGTACAGCTAACCAAAACACTAACTATGGTGTTATCGTTGCTGGACATGACTCAGCCGTTGCAACTGCAGAGCAGATCAACAAAACTGAAACATACCGTGACCCCGATTCATTCGCTGACATCGTGCGTGGTATGCATCTATATGGTCGCAAAATCTTGCGTCCAGAAGCATTAGTTTCAGCTAAGTACAACTTGGCGTAAATCTAATGGTGAGAGGGCTGCTTTAGGGTGGCCCTCTTATTCTATCTAACGTAATCTTTAGGATGTGCCATGTCTACCTATGTAGAACTTACAAACGAATTACTAAGACGTTTAAATGAAGTTCCTGTGGATATTGCAGGTGCTGACTTTACATCTCTTCGTAACGTACAGGCAACAGCTAAAGATGCTATCAACAGCAGTTTAAGAGAGATCTATCAGACAGGCCAAGAGTGGCCCTTCTTGAAGACTACATATACACAAACACTTACAGCGGGTACTCGTGAGTACAGCTTCCCTACTACCTACTCTAGCGTAGACTGGGAAACATTTTATTTAAAGAAGAACGCTACTAAAGAAAATACCCCTACAGTATTACAAGCTATTGCTTATGAAGAGTACATTAGCTCATATAGACCTATGGATGATTTAGCGGATCAAGTAAACGGTGATTCAGCGCCTATAAAAGTCTATCAGACATTCGGAGAATCTTTCGGTGTCACACCTATCCCTGACGCAGATTACGAGATTGAGTACGTATACTGGAGTGTACCTACTTCATTAGTTAACTACAACGATATATGTGTTGTACCTGAGCGCTTCAATCACGTTATCATTGACGGTGCTATGGCGTACATGATGCACTTTAGGAGTAATGAGCAGAGTGCTAACATGCATCAGCAGAAGTTTGAGCAAGGCATTAAGAGTATGAAGCGTGTCATGTTCGATGATGAACTAAGGCTACGCTCTACAGTTATCGAAAGATAAACATGGATAGGTTAAACACAAACCTTACAGTGTGCAGCGGTGGTCTTATAACTAATGTAGATCCACTAACACACGCCTCTGCTTTAGGCGGTAGTGCTTTACGTATGATTAACTATGAGCCATCTCTATCGGGTGGCTATAGACGTATCAGTGGGTTTTCTAATGATTACGGTACAGTGCCGGGTAACGGAGCTACTTTAGGGGTATACGTAAATGGCAACTTACATGATGGTGTTTTTGCTTGTAGAAAGCCTGATTCTGGGTATAACTATTTACACAAGTGGAATAACTCTAGTTCCTCATGGGATGCCATAACCTCTGCTGGTAATCCTACTATGGTAGGTGTAAGCCGTGTACGCTTTGCTGAGTATAACTGGACAGGTGAAGTATTACTGTTAACTGATGGCATCAACCCTGCTGCTCTATATGATGGTACTAACTACACACAGATTACACACACCAATGCGCCTGACGATCCTAAGTTTGCAGAAGAGTTTGCTTCACATATATTCTTAGCTGGTGATTCAACAGAGCCGTTTAACTTATTCTTTAGCGCACCTATTAACGCTGTAGACTTTAGTCCTGCTGCAGGTGCAGGTGTTATTAACGTAGGTTTTAAGATCACTGCTATTAAGAAGTTTCGTAATACACTATTTATATTTGGTGCTAATAACATTAAGAAGTTAACTGGTACAAACATAGCTGACTTTGTTTTAGAGAATGTTACATCAAATTTAGGTTGCGTTGCCCCTGACTCTGTGGTAGAATTTGGTGGTGACTTACTATTCTTAGGGCCAGATGGTATTAGACCTATTTCAGGGACAGACCGTATTGGCGATGTTGAACTTGCTCCTGTATCTAAAGAGATCCAAGACATCTTTGATAACTACTACTTA